ACCATCGAACCATCGGCGCATTCGACCGTGCATAAGTGAGCCAGCATCGTCTCTTCTGTCATTTGTTAGTAGGGATCGCGTGGTAAGAGCGCATCAACATCCCAGGGGCAACTTTCTTGGTCGGGACCTGTGCTTTCAGTGTATCAATGGCTGGGTTAACAGTCCAGCTAATCGCTTCATCAGAAACCTCAGCAGCGGCAATGCTGCCGATATAACGGCTGATTAGCTGCGCACTGCCCGAATCAAAAGCGTCTTCGCCTGCGTCTTGAATATACAAAGAAGCCACAATTAAATTATCTGCGCCGATTGCCGTATCTGTGATGTCAACCAATTCAGCCGTTGCGGCCATCTCTACAGTTAAATCATTCAACTCAGATGCAAGCGTCGAACCAAAACCTTCGATGTCAAAAGCTAAATACTTGTACTCTCCAGTCGCATCTGAATCTGCAGAAAGCAACTGAGCCTCAGGGTAAAAATTTTGCCATTGCTTTGTAGGCGTTCGGTTTCCTGAACCGTCTAAGACTGACGTGCGATCAGCAAAATATTCAAGAAAGCACAGGATGTCATAAGTAGTTGCCATCAGTCAAAACCTACCCCTGCTCGCACAGTTCCATCACTCATTAAGAACTGCAAGGTTTGCTCAACACCGGCTTGCACTGCTTGGCTCATGTCTTGCATTGTTACATAGTTTTGGCCGCCCATTTGCGTTACAGGTCCAGTCTGGATGTTCACGCTTGCAGAGGATGGGGCAACAACGCCGCCATCGGCAAAACCTGGGATAGCGCCAGCGCCACGCTTGCCTGACAGGAAGTTGGCAGCAAAACCAGCTGCTTTACTCTGGGGAATGATGTATTCAGGTTCGCCGCCTTCACCAATAAGGCCAAGGGTTGGGCCTTTCACCATGCCGCCTTTAGCAAAGGCTTGGAAACCACCGCTCCAGTAAGCGCCTGCCGCTGCAGCTTCTGTTGTTGTCGTTGTTGTTGTTGGCGCTTGAGCTGCCGCTCGTGCTTGAGCCGCTCTTAGAGAATTTAATCGGGCCTGAGCGTTTGCCGCTGCATTGATTGCGTTTGCCGCTGATGCAGCACTGTTTGCAACCTGGATAAACATGTGCGCTGATTGCTGTGCGTTGTGAGCAACTTGCCCGGTTCCTGTCGCTAAGTTTTGCGTACTGGTAGCACTATTTGCAAGTTGACCAGACAGCTTGTTTGCTTCTTGCTGGCTCATTCCAATTTCTTTGCTTACGAGTTTTTGCTCAAGGTTCTGACGTGCTGTTAATACTTTTGCTTCAAGCTGTGCTTTTGCTGCTGTTGCCTGATGCTGGCCAATCTTAGCTTGAGCTTGGATTTGACCATCAAGCAACCTTACGGCCTGCATTTGAGAATCAAGAGCTTTTTGCGCTTGAGCCTGTGCCTTTCGCTTTTCGTCAACCGTCTTAGCTTCAGCTACAAGTATCTCGCCACGGGCTTTTAAGATTTGTCCATCAATTACTGCGCCTTGACGTTTTAATTGCAGCTTATTTTGCTCAGCCTGAACGCTGTTTAATGTCTGCTGATAAGCAAGCTTTGCGCCATTTACTTCGTTTTGGAAAATCTGCTTAGCAATATTCAGGCGTTGTGTTGCAGAACTTGCCTGTTCATAAGCACGCTCTAAGATCTGCCCTTGCAAATCGTTGATTGCTTTCTCTGCATTCAAGCGAGCGCTTGTGATGTTGATGGTGTTTTGATAGGCAGATTTTTGCGCTTCGATTTGTGTTTTTTCTTTGGTCAAAAACTCAAGAGACTCTTTTGTTGATTCAATCAATCGTTTCTTTGCTTCTGTCGCAGCGTCAATCTTGGCAGGTATATCGTTAAAGCCCTGCCCTAACTTATTGCTAGCTTCTGCAGACTCTTCAACCAAGGGCTTTGCAAGGCCCATTGCCTCAGCCAGCCTGAAAGCCTGCTGAACAATAAATCCAAGCGGGCTGTTTTTTAAGGTGACTACAAGGGCATTGACTATCCCAACAATCAATGGCGAGGCGACCTTTAACACATTGCCTAGCAAAACAAACCCATTGACAATTTGATTGCCGATAATATTGGCAACTTTGTCAAAAGGAATGTCTTTAAATATCCCTTGCATTGTTTCTATGACCGGCTGCAATGCGCTTTGAAACAACGGCATTACACGCTGGCCAAGCACTGAAAAGAAACTGCTTAGCCTTTCAATTCCTGTGCTCAAAAAATCTATGCCGCGAATAACCCCAGGGGCAATCAACTTGCCAAATGCCTCAAACGCATCACGCGTAACTTCGCCCAGCGTATCCATTACACCGGCAAATCCTGTGGCAGCAGATTTTGCAGCGCCGCCATATTGTTTATTGAGTTCTTTAAGAATGAATGCCTGAGCGCCAGCAACATCATTCGCTTTTACCATCGTTTTGACTTGTTGCTTTTGCTGCTCAGTAAATCGAGTGCCTGAACGCTGCAAAGCCGTTAGCCCAACATCTGGAGCCTCAAGAGCTTTGGCGACCTGCAGCATCACGCTGTTTACGTCTTGCCCAAGTACCTGTGCCATGTCAGCCGCAGTGCTTGCGACCTCTCCATAACTACTAACGCCAATAGTCCTAAAGCTTGTAAGCATCTTGAATGCTTTTGTAAAATCCTCTTCATTAAACAAAGTAGCTTTGCCAAGTTCGTCGGCCTTGCCTTTTAACTCCTCTAAAGCTGCAGCACCATTTGTCGTTAAGCCTTTCAAGCCATTTGCCAGTGCAGCCGCATCAGCTTCACGGTCTCCCATGATGCTAAGAGCTTTTGAAACTCCTGTGATCGCTGCGCCTATAGCAACGACAGGCCCTAAATAAGTTGAAAATGTAGTACCAAGCAACTTGACGCTTTGCCTTGCTGTTCCAGCACTTTTTGACATAGCCACAAACTGCCCTTCCGCATTTCGCAACCTGCCGCGAGAGTCTGTGAGAGTTTTATTTAGCTTCTTAGCGCTGCCATCGACTTTGCTCAGCGTTTGGCTGACATTATCCTTGGCGGTTAGGTCAACAACAACAACGCCAGCCACAAGCTCTTAACCGTGTGGCACAAGTCTACCTCCGCTTTGCTTTGCGGCGACTTTCAGCCTGTTCTGATGCTTCTGTTTCATACAGCAAGCACCAAAGCTGCAGCTCTTCGCGTGACATCTTTTGAGATAGCTCAGACAACGTATAGCCCAGTTCACGGGCTAAACGCATCTGGATTCTCAATGGATAGTCATCCTTGAAGAGCTTGGCTAGTTTTTTGCTTCGTCCTCTGTGACGTTGCCTTCACCTGTCACAAGAGCAAGCATCAACCCTTGTAAGTCTTCGTCACGAACGTCGTTCTTGAGCTCAGCCAATTCACCAGCCTTGAACATCCGCTGACCATCTGCATCTGTTGCTTTGTTTACCAACAGTTGCAAGGCATATTGAGTGGCATCGTCTGAACCGGCTTGCTTTTGTGCGCGTTCACGCTCTGCCATTGTCAATGGCGTAGACCAAAATTCAAACTCAGCACCATCGCTAAGGATCACAATTCTTTTAACAGGAACAAGATTTGCGGCTTTCTTTAGGCGGTCAAGAGCACGAAGACTGGCGCCAGCGGTAGACATAAAAGCCTTGAAACAGTAAGCAGATACTACTCATAAAAAAACCCCCAGCGCAAGCCGGGGGTATTAAAACCAAACCGATCATCAGCTCTTGCTGAGATCGAAGGTAGGCACAGCAGATGGACGGAATGCAACCTCAATTGATTGCGCGTCGTCTGGGTTAACCGTGAAGCTCGCTGAAGTAAGCACAGCCTCCAAAGTGATTGATCGGCTCGCTGTGTCATCAACGGTGCCAGATGACACTACGCGATCAATGTAGAGCTTGAATTGAACTCCAGACTGAATACGCTGGATTACGTCTTCAACTAAGCGTGACGCAATCGCGGTGTCATCGTCTGTGGTGTAAATAGTGGCCGAGCCTTCACCATCGGCAAAGCCTGTGATGTAAGTCTTGAACGGAGCAAACTGACCAAGCGTTTGACCAATGGTGGTTACATCGATCTCGTCGCGAGTGATCTCAAACGACCATTCTCGAACGTCTCCAACCGCTTCAAATTCAGAGTATTTAATCGTGAATGGGGTTGTTCCGTCAGTGCCGTCGTTTGACAGGGCAAGCACGGAACCTCCTGCTGTTGCAGAAAACGTTGCTGCTCCAGTAGAAGCGGTGTAGGTCTTGACGAAAACAGGAGTGCTTGCAGATAGACCGCCAGGCAAAGTGCCGCCCGTACCGGTTCCAAACGAAACCTTGTCGTTGACTTTGAAGTTCAAAAACGTTCCGACATTAATTGTGTCGCTGGCGTTGGTGACGTTTGCGGCTTTAAACGTGCTGTCAGTGCCAGCAGGCTTGTAATAAAGGGCGCCGGACGTACCGGATAACGTGGTTGCCATGGCGGGTTAGCGGTAGTTGGCTTCGTTTCATTGTACGAAGGCATCGAATGTTATGGCTAGTTCTGTTTGAAAAAAAGATGCAGGCGCTGCA